CCGGGTGTCAGTACCTGCGAACCTTGTTCCACCGTCCAGAGGTTGATGCCCCGGTTTGCCCATTCAAGCGCCATGAAGTTCATGGAGCGACGGGCAGTCTGAAGGTCATAGCCGGTACGCAACTCCAAACCCGCCCGTTCGAAAGCCTCTTCTACGAGTTCCCGAAACTCAGGGTTGAAAACTGCGGTACCGCTGGTAGGCATTAGACCATCCGACCCTTGGTCTTGCCGCGAATCTCACAGCCGCCGCCACGGACAGATCCGCCCATGGAACTTCCTGAGACCCGTCCACCAGAGCGCATACCGTCAACTTCACGAGCCTCCCGTGCGGCTCTCATCATGGCGGTTTTCTGCTGGTTTTCTGTCATGGCATCGACTCGCCTGCCAATATCGTATCGGCGTTTGGCAACTTGAAGGCCGCGCCCAACCATTCCCAAAGCACGAGCCGCAGGAGGAACAGCCAAACCAAGCGCAACACCCTTCAATGCTTCACGATCTTCAGGAGACATCGCATCAGATTCTTTTACCTGATCACGAAATCCTGTAGCACGGTCGCTAGGAAGCGAACTACGCTTTCTATCGAGAGGGCGACGAGGACTGTTTCGCTGCGTAGGACCGCCTTCCGTCACATTGTCATCCGGGGATGGAAGGTTTTCTCGCGGTGCGAGATCATCCATCAGGTTGACTTTATCCTTTTCCTTAGACACAACCTTGGATTTCGATCTGCTTTGATCCTTTGGCTTGTCTTTTGTATCAACCTTCAAGCCGGGTTGAAGGTCTTGTCTGTCGGTCTGCATTCCGGGTTGTGGGTCTTCCTCGTACCCAAGACGACCACCATCAGAAAATCGTTGCATACGACGACCAGACTTATATTTAGACGCGTATTTCATACAACGCGACCCTTGGTCTTGCCTTTGATAGCGCATCCATCACGGCTATCACGGGTCATGCCACCCTTTCCGTAGGTCATGCCGCCACCCAGCATCTTGCCCTTGCCATCAGCGGCAAAGAACGGAACCTTGGAACCATTCTTATCGACCATCTTGAGGCTACCGCCCTCGCTGTAACCCATTCGACCACCGCGATTCATGCCCATAGGCTTTTCCATATCCATATCCTCTTCAACCTCAATGGATACCTTGACTGGGCTATCACTGCTTTCCATTTCCTTACGGCGCATACGACGAGCAACGGCTGGAAGAATGCCAACATCATTGCCAAACATGCCCTTGCCTGTTGCCATACCGTAAAGTGGCGAAAGGCTTCCAAGAATCTCTTCGATTCCACTGGAGCGTTCAACCTTAACCTCGCCGCCATCTTCGTAACGCTTGATTCGACCTTTCATGCTCGTGTCCTCCCGCGAATAGCACAACCGTCACGACCATCCTTTTTGGTCATGCCGCCACTTTTCATCGGTTCACCGGTTTCATCAACGACCTTCTTGCGAGACCTTCTAACAAGTCCGGGAAGAACATCGACATCCGATTCATCCATTCTGGCGAAGAACAAGCCTTCTCCGGGAAGTTTCTCGCCCTCATTAACGCTTTTGGTGATGCCAGATATCTCGGAACCCTTTGAGAAAGGCGACTCGGACTTTACATCCCCGCCTTCCTGATAGCGCATCTTTTTCACGCTCGTGTCCTCCCGCGCATAGCGCAGCCATCAATGCTTCCGCCCATTGCCTTTCTCTCAGGCTTGCTCATGCCAGCCTCAGAAAGGGCAATAGCCACAGCCTGTTTCGGGTTCCGGACAACCGGACCCTTCTTGCCAGAATGCAGTGTTCCCTCTTTGAACTCCCGCATCACCTTCTTGACCTTGCCAAGACCGCCCGGTTTGGAAACCTGCTGGCTCATATTGGCGCGTGACATTGCCATCTCATTTACCTCGCTGCCGAAACGGTCTTACTTTTTCTGCAACGGCTTTCGGTTGCGCGACGAACTGCTTGCCTTGGGCTTTACCTTTACGCTTGGCGGCGGTGGTACGGGCATATTCCGAAGGCGAGAGAGCCTTGATCGCAGCCTCTGGTAGATATCTTTCACCAGTTTCACTACTCGGTTTTCCACTCTTCGTCCTCCATTTCTGCTCAGTCCAAGCCTTCAATGAACGCTGTGTCGCTTTCATCTGATCGGCCCACCTACGATCCAAGCATCGCAAGTACGCGCACCGGCACACTTGAAATGGAAGAGTTCGCAGTACCCCAAATTGCTTGCCTCGATGACATCCATCGAGTAATCCTTATGAGGCTTGTCACCGGCTTCCATTCCCTTGGAGATGCAATCCAGCATCTGCTTGGTCTGGATGAATGCCGCGCAGTTCCCACAACGGGACTTCTGAGCCTCATCGACATCCACCGCCCACATCTTCGCCTTGGCCTTCCAGAACTTATCTGAAGGCTCATCAGGATTCAGTGGGCCGTAGCCGTATTCCTTGATGGCGTGGTTGCGATTCTTCAGGTTGACATGGACATCCATCGTCGCCACAGGGCAAGACTTTCCCTTGCCATTCTTGTAGGACTGTTTGATGGCCTGTCCAATCGCATCCTTTTTGACCCGCATAGCCATCAGTTCTTGTAGCCGCCTCCGGCTTCCTTGTACTTCTTGGCAAGCAACTGCGCCTTACGAGCGGACCACTGACCTGATGCTGTGCCTTGGACTGCGGAACCCTTGATCTGGTTAAACAGTCGCTTACGCATCTCAGGCTTGGTGTAGTTCCCGGCTGCGTTTACCTTGCTTTTTGCCTTTGCCATGTCAGCAGTTCCATGCACGAAGCGACTTATTAATCCGGCTGTTCGGATCATTTGCCGTTTTGGCGCTGGTCAGTTTCTTTTTCATGCCCTTCATTCGGGCGCAAAAAGAATCTCGCCTAGGACCGCCTTCAGGCTGAGGACGCTTCAGACCCGGCTTGCCGGGGTTGGCTTTGTTGTAAGAAGCCCTGCCCTTGGCATTAAGTCCGCCAGATGGGTCTTTGCCTTCTTTCCTTTGCCATGCTGGGCTTTTCGCCATAAATCACCCGCAGAGAACTGTGACCTTGGAGACCTGATCCAGCGTCATGACTGCAAAGTCATTGTTCCCACTCTTCGTGGTCAAGATTCCTTCAGGGGGAACCATGGCATCATTTGCAGTGCTGTCGGCTGGCGTGAACAACTTCAACAGCGTGGTGTTATTGGGCTGCGCGGTGAAGGTAATGCTACCTCCAACCGACGAGGCCACATAGATAACCTGCTTGATGCGGGTGCGGGGGAACGCAAGGTCACCACCGTAACCGATCTTGATGCCACCAGTCGAAGCCGCGCTGATGCTGATGCTGTTGACGCGGGTGTAGTAGTTGGTCGAATAGACTACGGTCGCGCTCGGGCCTGTAACGGTCTCAGTCACGATGCCGTTGTAACCCGTAGCGCCAACCTTGACACCGGTAACGGTGAAGGTCTTGTCGGCATCCGCGCCATTGGAGGTGATGGAAACCTTGTAGCCAGTTCCGTACTGACCTACATCATTCGCCAGAAGGGCGATGTTCCCAGACGCAGCAATGGTCGCAGAGGAGCGGAAATAGTCATCGTCGCTGGTCGGGTTAACCGCCCAGATATCGTACTGTGCCATAGAGAATCCTCCGTTTTAGGGGCAATCCCCAGTCAGATTAAACGGTGACGCTCTTGTACAGGGCGATATACGCGGTGGTCGCTCCGACCAGAACCTGAATGTAACCCTGCTGGGCCGACACTGCGCCCGAAGCCGCGTTGACCACCACACCAATCTTGGTGCTGCCAACCGTCAGGGAGGTGCAGAGAAGGTTCGTGATCGTGCCGGAAGCAGCCTTGATAACCGTCGCGGACACATCACCGATGAAACCATTGTCCGACTCAACCGGACCAGAGAAAGTAGTCTTAGCCATGTTTAAACCTCGTATGCGAGTTGCCTGCCAGTCTGCATACCGTCAGCCGGGTCTGTCTGGCAGGCTAAAATTATCCCGGTAGTGCGATTAAACACTACACATGCACAAAAAGAAAGGGGGGCTTTCGCCCCCCCTTCCATTCCGACCCTATCAGGTCGAACCCGGCGAACCGTAGATGCCAAGCGGATCGCTGACACCAAACGAGTAACGCTCACGGGCCTTGTACCGGACATTCCCAGTGTCAAAATCTCCGTCCATGGAGGTCGAGAGCGGGGTACGCACGAAGTGCTTCATACCGTTCGGGACATCCGTGATGATGAAGAAGGCGTTCGTGTCAGTCAGGTAGTGATTGACAGCGTAGCCTTCCGGGATAGCGCCCATGTTGCGGATCGCGTTGATGTCGTTGTCGGCGGTCGCCGTGCGGAGAGTGGTCTCCATCAGGCGCTCGGCAACGAACATCAAGTTCGACGGCACAACGAGACGACGAGGACGGGCGGCGATCAAGAGACCGCGCTCGTCCACATAGTTCGCAATCGAGATGATCGCGTCTTCCAAGGAAGTCTCGTTGAGGTCCGCACCCACGGTCGGACGGTTGGCATTGGTGCCACCGCTGACCAAGGGGTGAGCCGTGCTGAACAGCGTCACACCGTCTCCCGACTGGAAGGTGGTGA